TTCCTTCTTTTCTGTAAACTGTAATAACTACTGCAGGATCCTCTGGAGTGCCAGAAATTGTTACAGAAGAGTTAGGTACATTAATTTTACCATTGTTTACTACTCTTGTTATTTTTCCACGAGCGGTCCCACCTGACGACCCCCATTGTACAAAATCTCCAACAGAGTATGAGCCCTTATACATTTCTTTGTCTTTCTTTTTTTTGGTCTCAAGATCGGACTTAAACTTTTTCTTTTGATCTGGATATTTGTTTGCAGTTTCTTCATTTGTTACAACGTTTTGTGCCTTTTCAATCATAGCAAATACTGCTTTGGCTACATTTTCCTGTGTAACTTCATCAATCCATCCAATTGACTTTAGGTCATCTCCACAGTTTGCACATGAATGTGCTTCATTTTCATCTGTGTATGCAAGTTCGTCATTTTCACACCAAAAAACGTTTTGAATGTTTGACTTGTTAAAAATACCGTCTGCAATAGAAGCACCTTGAAGATCTTTTTGAATAGAAAAAATATTAGCAAGTTGATTTGCAGGTGAATCAACAAGGGAAAGCTCTACTAGGTCATAGTCTTTAATAATTCTAACGGTAGATTTTGATTCTGCATCTAGTACTGGTTCTGAATCTTTTACGTTACCGCCAATTGAAAATCCAGTAAGTGTACCGTCTAAAACCATTTCCCAGATATCTGTAGCACCCTTTGAAATATAGGCATCAACATAGACACCATTATATTGTTTATTTGTACCTGCATCAAAAAAGGACTCAGTTCTAAAGTTAACAACTTTACCTGCAGGAATTGGCTGGTGCATTAAACGCACATTGCCTCTAAAGTTTTCAAATGCTTTTTGGGATGCTTCAGCGGTTACTCTATCACCCTGACGGTCAATATTATCAAGGGTTGCGAAACCAGAAACTATTCTCTTTTCTACGTCCACCTTAGAGATGGGCATGGTCAAAGTTACCTGTTGACCGTTGGTAGTAAGAGATGCCTTTTGTAAATCTACCATAACATTTTAATTATATAACACTTTTGTTACTATAGTGTTATGATTGTTGTCTTCCCTCACCCTGTGCCACCCTAGCACCAGTTCCAGTGTCTGCAGTATTTGCTTCTCTTTGTTGATCTCTATTTCTATTTCCAGATGCTTGAGTTGCTTGTTCTGCACGACCTTGAGCCGTTAATTGAACAGGAACATCTCCATTTGGAAGAGCTGTCATGCCTTTTCTGGACCTAACTTCATTAGGAAGAATTACTTGCATTCTAAGGTATCTTTCATCAATCTTTGACTGAGTATCTTCGTCTGTAAGGGTAAGTTCATTAAATTTAAGTCTAAACATATCTGTTTTTTCAGCAATAATTCTATTCATGCTTTTTTCTAGTGCATCTTGTTCTGGACGGCAAACTTGATCCTTAAATGTTCTATCTGCCTCACGAGCATTTGCAAGAGAAATGTTTTCAGCAGCCCCAACCTTTGAAATAGGAACACGATGTGCCATTAAAACTTCACTAAGGTTTGATCTACGATACTTATCAAAAGAACCTTCTTGAACTCCTGCTTCAACAGCTTCCATTTTAACGTCAATCTTTTGACCATCTTGATCTCCAGGAATTGGAATAACTAATGTTCTATGGCTTTGACCACGAAGATTATTTTGGAAAAATTCAAACAGTTTTGTTTCTGCATCTTTAGAAAGCTTAGCTCCCTTTACCCAAAATATGTATCTTGGAGTTGCTTTGTTTTCAAAATATTCAAGATTGAATCTGGAAGCAAACTCTGTACCTGCCATAGCATTTTTTGCTGCAACAATTGCAGGAATTCCATAATAAGTATTCATAGGGGTGTATCCCTTAAGATGAATGATTTCATTTGGTCTTGCATCTACACCAAATGGATTTGCTTGCTCTGTATCCTGAAAATTTCTAAAAAATATAGCCTTTCCTTGAACAATTTGAACAAAGCCATCACGAAGTCTGCGAACTCGTATTGTAGAAGAAGGAATATGACCAATGTATCCAATTTCTCCAGTTACTTTACGACCAATTTCAAGGTATCCGTTTCCAGTTGCTTCTTTGTCAATGTAAGCCTTGATTAATGTAGAGGTAAACGTGTCCTCATCGTTTCTTGACTCTAACCACTCTTGGATTTCTTGTTTTGCTAAATCAATTCTTCTACGTCTTTTTGAAAGCAATGTTGGATCATCTACATCTTCTAACATTTGTAAAACTTTTAGGGTTGGATCTAGGTTATATCCAAGACCAACTATATTTGCCACTTTTGCATTAATTGCAGCAAAATTTGCTGCAGAAACTTCATAAAGTTTTGCAAGTGAATAAAGATTATAATTTGGCTCAACTACATCAAATAGACCGTATCCGTACTTGTCTGGAATTATTTGTTTGGAATTTGAATTATCTCCAGAAAGAGAGTTTTGATCTGCTTTTTCAATTTTTCTTTTTGCATTTCTTTTAAAATTTGTGTGCAAACCACTAATACTTTTAAGTAGTTCATCTGAGCTTAAGTTAAACTCATCAGAGGAATTTCCTGAAATACTTTCAGATTTAGTTGTGTCCATAGAGACACCACTAATATTAACTTCTTCCATTTTTTTGGAATACCTCTCTCCAGTTGTCCGTATCTCCATAAGGAGTCAGACCCTCTGCCATTCTTTGAATATCTTCTCTTGCCTGATCATCTGTTGATCTACCTACACCTGCCATAAATTCTGGCGTTCCATCTGGTTGACCATAATATGCTGCTGCTTCTGCTAAAGATTTCATTTTTAAGATATCAAACTTTACGGATGGTACGTTCAGGGTATTACCATCATCGTCCTGAAACAGGTTTCCATTGGGCAGCTTCCAGACATAAATACCATATTCTGCGTTGCTCTCTACAGGAACAACCTTTTGTTTTCTTTGTGACATACCACTATGATACCATTTTTTGCGTTATTTGTAAACTAAGTTACAGTAAATGTTCTCATTATCTGAGGTCCAGTTTTATCGTAGCTTCCAATTTTTCTCTGAATTACAGAATTAATATAAGTGTTAGAACTGCTTTTAATAAAATAATAATTTTTATTAACAAACCCATCTTTAACAAAAACTAAATGATTATTTGTTGGGTTTGTTTGTTTAGTTAAAGATAAAGAAGTGCTAGTTTTAGCAGATACCAAATATATTCCATTTTGTGATGAGGTTGTTTGATTCTTTAACAAGATTAAGTCATTTAGATCTGGTTCAATATTGTCAACCTTCTGATTGTCTCTATTTGATCCAAAAGTGTATACAAAATTTGGGGAGGTTCCAGTAAGAACCCAGTTTCCACTATCTGATGTTGATGCTAATCTTGGGCACAAAGTAAATGCGTGAAATCCAGATTGACCAACAAGTGGCTGGAATTTGGTTTGCCCATTTGAAAGCTCAGAGTCTAAAAGAAGAATTGAAGACTTAAAAGGATTTCCTGAATCTTCTGAAACCGTTCCAACAAATGATTCTGGATGACCGTCTACCACTTTGGTTGGTACCGTTCCAAAATATTCTTTATAAATGTTTCCAATATCTGATGCAGTTATATTATTTGTAAATACAGAAATGTTATCTGCTATCCAATTAGAGGCAGAGTTAAGACCTATCTTTAAATCAGCTGGTATTGATACTCCAGAGGTAAACTTAATTGCGTAAAGATTCCAGGCATTTTTGTTATATGTTTCTGATGAATTATATCTTACTCCATTTATATAAAGCTCTGTGCCAGATGGTTCTGGTGTAGCCCACGAAACATCTATTCCTCCAAGATTAGCTAAAGCCATTCCAGATGCCACTCCAGACTTAAGTATTCCAGTAAACATTACACAGTATATTTTTTGGTCAGACCCTATTGAAGATGTGTTAACTGGTACTTGAATGTAGGGCTTGGTGCTCGCAAATGCTCCCAAGCTAAATCCAGTATTAAAAGATCTGTATAAATCTGTAGTTTGATCAATGTCTGGTAAAGATTTAAATGGATAATTTATAGAGCCTGAGTCTACGTTAGAATAATACCTTAAATTACTTCCACTATTATCAGAATTAACATCTATGTATGATTTTGAAGAATCTGTCAAAACTGGATAAGATGTTATTGATAAATAGTCTAATATTCCTGGAGTAACATCAGAGTCTGTTGAAAATAACTCTCCTACAATTTTATATTGAGTATCCGCAACTGGAGGAATGCTAGAGGAAACAACTGGAAGGTTTAATGTTCTTATATCTTGATCGGAAACTATAGCAGTTTCTGTACCGCCAGTAACTTTTATAAAATTGTATTTTATTTTTGCTGCTTGAGATCCAACTACAACTTTTGTTGCTAATTTTACTTGATCAATATTTTTAGAAAAATCTAATGATTTTAAAAGATTAGCCAAAGAAATTGTAAGCTCAAAGGATCCTTTTGTAGCAACTGAAATTTTCTTAATTGAGGAATTTGCATACATTTGATACAAAGATACCCCAGACTTTACGGCTGGATAATTTGACCAAGAGGTTGTTTTTGACAAGGTATTATATATGTCTACTTGCAAAAGTTTTCCATCAAATCTTTTTACATTGGCAACAGAAATAGTCTGGTCAATGGTTTCAAGGAAAAAGTCAGGTGAGGAGCCAAATCTTAAGTAAGCGTTTTGCATTGGAAATATATTAAAGGCTGGAAAAGATACTTCTGCAGATCCATTTAAATCATCCCTTATTGATGCATACACTACTCCAGATAACAAATAGTATGAAATAAAGAACTTAGTTGATGAAGAGTTTATGGTGTAGGTTAGTTCCTCTTCGCCTGAAACCGTTAAAGAAACCTCCCTATCTTCTATTTTAAATGAAAGATAAACATTTGGATTTGATAAAGAACTTACATGAAGTAAAACTTGAACGTTATTATCATGGGTTTCATCAATTTCAAACTTTGCTTCTACCTTTCTTGTATTTCCTTCAGTTATTGATTCGTAGTTGCTTATTTCTAAATAGGAAAAACATTCTTCTGGAAAAACTATAGAATCGTTAACTATCATGTCTTTAAATGTTTTTTCATTGTTAATCGGATCTTTAATAACAAGTTTTGGTCTAGGAAACTTTACTGTTGATAGGTTGTCGCTAGTTGGAACTAAATTATTTAATATAACATTACTGGTCCAACTTGTGTTGTTTAAATAATTTATTTGTTTTTGTGGCAAGGTTCTTTGCATGTTTGAACCATAAACAACTCCACCTAAAGAACTAAAAATTTCTCTTGGAACATCTTTTCCAACTCCATAAACATAATGTCTTTTTAATGTTGATGGTGAAAGAACCTGATTATAAATAGCAACTGTATCATAGCTAATGTTTAAAAAATATTCTGAAGAGGATGATATTTTTGCTGGGAATTTAAACTCAATGTTTCTTGATTCATAAGATACAAATGGATCAGTATCAATAAAGGCTTCTGATCCTGCTTCTCCATTAACAAATATTTGAATGGAGTTTTGATTATAGACAAGAGCTATATGAAGTGGGGAATTAAAATTTGAAACATGAATACACGATTCGTATACCTGTTTTCCAGTATCTCCTAATTTAAATACTAAATAATCCAGGTCTCTAATATACAAACCAGTATTAGTATTTCCAGAAAAGCCAACAATTTCAGATTCACCAATTTTTGAAGTAACTGACGATGCTAGGGCAGTTGCGTCAATTTCTAAGTTCATCCAAAATTCTAAGGAAAATTGTCTAGCTCTTGTTCTTGAGGAAAATATGTCTTGAGATGGTACGGTAAAAAGAATATTACTTGCTGCATAGTTTATTCCAGAATCTCCCCAAGAACCTAAGTTTTGAACACAAAAAGATCCAGCATAAGTAATTGGAACTGAAGACATAAAGATTTTAGATGTATTATACACTCCATTTTTACTAGCGTCATTAGTAAATGTGTCACAAGACACAGCAGTTGATCCGTTTGGATCTTCTAGAGACCAAACACATAATGGTGCGTCTTTAAATATAAGAGAAGAATAGGACATGTTACCTCTTATACATTATACCGCTTTAGCGGTACCAAAATCACTTATTTCACAAGCCCCTGCTACACAAGCAAGATCTTGTACAGAAGTTGTTCCATCAAAAGTTTCATAAATCTCTAGCCATTTCCA